TGTTGCCTGAAAGGCCTTCAAGAAGTGCAGTTTTTGTATCCTGCCAGCGACTTTCTAATAGTTCTGACATTGGTTTCTCCTTAATTTAATCCAGCTAGACGTTTAAAGTCAATTAAGTTGTCTTTATCGTCTGCCTTTGAACTAACGTTAGTTTCTTTTCTATTGCCTGTTACTTCTTTGCCTTCTGCTAGTACTGCCTTCTTCTTAGCTGGAGTGTTACCGTCGATTACTGCCGGTAGATACTTGTCAAACGCAGACTGAAGTCTATCAGTTTGTACGCTTTCCAGTAAGTCTGTCATAATTTCTTTTTGATCTTTACCTAATGGTGCTACTAGATCATTAAGAATCTTTGTTCTGCGAGCAGATTCAATCAATTCTTGTTTTTCATGATTTGTTGATTCTGCAAGCTTCTTAGCTTTAACAGCTAGTGTTTTAGCTTCCGCTAACTGCTTGTCTTTAGCTGCTACAACTTTTAACAGCTTTGCAGTTTCGGACTTCTCATTAAGGTAGCTTCCTGCATATTCTGAAGCAAATGCTTCAAACAGTTTACGACCAAAATCGTTTTTACGTGCAACTTCAATATCTTCTTTAAGTTGATCAATTTCTTTGTTAAGATTTTTACCAACTGTTTCAGATACAAGTTTTGCACTTTTAGCAATAAATTCTTTTTGAACTTTTGCAAATTTATCTTTAGCTTCACGTACTAAACGTACTTTTGTTTCAGCTAGATCTTTTTTATCTTCGTAAAACTCTGAAAGTTCTTTAGCGAGTGATTCAACCACAAACTCTTCAAGCTGAGCAAACTTGTTTGCCATACTTTTCTGATCTTCGTGTAGTTCGCCAACTTCTTTCTTGAGCTGTTCCATAACAAAACCTTTTAGTAGTTTAGCATTTTCACGCTGTGCTACTGCATATTTTGCTTTTGCTTCAGCAAGAGATTTGCGATCTTCAGCAAATTCTTCAAGTTCTGATGCAAGACGTTCTTCAAGTAGTTTATCAATTGATTCTACCATCACACTTTTGTCATGCTCATATTTTTTAGCAAATTCTTCACGGAGTTCAGAAGTGACAGAACGACGATTTTCTTTAATCTTCGCCTCCCACGCTTCTTCGATTTCGCGGCGCACGTCTTCAGAAACAACATCATTTTCGAATAAAGTTTTTAGTGCATCCAACATGTTATTTTCTCCTTTTATTGGAGTCTACTGATTATGTTAATCAGCGATTCTTTTAAATATTTTTGTGCCTTTGGGTCTTCTTTGGTTGCCTGTGCTAATTCATATGCCTTGTACCCTCCGCGAGCATTCATTAAGTGCTCATAGATTGGTGTAGGGTATGCACCAGGGGCGCTGGGCTGAGCCACAACGTCCACGGTGATTATCTCAAAATCAGAGACGGTATTGCTACCGTCTTCTGATACATTGCCACTACCTCTTGATGAAACTCCAAGTTTTACTCCGCTTTCTAACATAGTTTTCACTGAGTTACCCATTGGAGTAGGTAGGATTTTTAATTTTCCATAACCATTTGCTTCGTCCATCCACATACTTTCAATCATATGCGATACACGATCTAAGTTAATGTTAAGTCCCTCTGGATGATCAACCTCACCAAGAACACTATATCCTCCGCTTATTTGATCGTTGAGAGTTTTGACAGCCCTGCCAATTTCATTTACAGGATACACACGCTGATTTGCGTTGCGTACTCCGCCCTGTATACAAATTCCCTTCATAAACAGGTCTTTTCCTTCGTTAGCAGACTCAACAACAATCTTTGCTGCGTCAAATGTCAAATGCTCTCGTAAGTTTTTCATTCAGTCTTCCTTAACCTTGCTAATTACTTGCCCACTACTGGGGTTTTGTTATCAGCAGTTTCTGGCTTGCCTTTTTTCTCAGCGCCATGTCCAGCTCCTTCAGTTTTACCTGCTTTTGCTGCTTTCCCGCCAGGTACATTAATGTTTCCAGCGTTATCTTCTTTTGCACTTGTGTCACTAAGTGCTGAACCTTTTACAGTTGAACCTGCACCAGCTTCGGCTACATCGCCTGTGTCACTTTGTGCAATATTACTTGCTGTACCGCCCATGTCGTTTTTACCTGCTACAGCTGACTTAGTACCGTTAGTACCTGTGTCGCCCATTTTAGCAGTTACTTTTTCAACATACTCGCGCATAGTTTCGCCTGCGCTCTTTGGTGCTTTTGCTTTTTCTTCAACTTCTTCGTCGTCTGATTCAAATGCTACAGCTTCTTCTGGTTCTTCTTCGCCTTCTTCACCTTCTTCGTCACCCATGTCCATGTCCATGTCTGCTTCTGGTTCTTCGTCACCTGGCTCTTCACCGTCCATCATAGCATCAAATTCTGCTTGTAGTTCTTGGAATGCGTCTTCTAGGTCTTCGATACGGTCTTCTAATTCGTCTTCACCTTCTTCGTCACCCATGTCCATTTCTGGCTCATCGCCGCCTTCTTCGCCGTCTGCGCCGACCATTGCCATCATGCTATCTGCAGGATCGCCCATTTCGTCGTCTGCTTCGACTTCAAATTCGTCTAGATCAAAACCTTCGTCTAGGTCTTCATCGTCGTCTGACTCATCTACTTCTTCATCAGTAGCTTCATCAACTTCTTCATCGTCTGACTCATCTACTTCTTCATCAGTAGCTTCATCAACTTCTTCATCTTCTAGGTCTGACTCTAGAATCTTTTCATAAATTTCACGTGATTTTTCAACCACAATTTCGTGAAATAGCTCTTCAGCACCTTCTTTGTCTTCGTTGACTAGGCGCTCAAGCATTTCTTCAAATTTGTTTAGATCTGCCATTGTTTTCTCCTATAAAAGTTATACCTATGGTAAGGCTGTCACTATTATTTAACCGAATGGGAGAAATATGCGTAGAAATAGGCTCAAAACGAACCATTTTATGGAAATATTAGAAATTTTCCAAGATTTTATGGAAATCTTTAATAAGAATGTTCTTAAAATTACTAAACTTATTTAGTTCTTCAGGTTGATAATTATCTGGTTGTATAACTCTGTAAAAGTTAATTTTTTTGTGTGTATCTATTACACTCTTTGTTTGACGCATCCAATTGCCAAAAAATGTAGCACTGTCTGTGCTTTTTTTATAATTTGGAGTATCTGCAAAAATATTGTTTAATCTTTTTCCATCATCCAATCCTTTAAAATCAAATCCTAAAATATAAATTTCTTCATAATTATGTTGACTAGCTAACCACAATGCTGTTGGTCCGCTACTCCATCCTTTTGACGGTTGAAAGAAATTTAAATTTCGCATGTTATGATAAGTTTTGTTAGGATTGGTCCACACATTAGGATTTTTATGCTGATAACCTGATTTATTAATCTCTAGTATCATTTTTACATCAACTGCTACTAGATAGTCAGGGTCAAACTCTCTATAAACAGCATTACATGCATAAACCGTTCCTATTTCTTTTAATCGATTTAAATCAATACCTTTTCTGCTTGTTCCGTTACCGAGAACAAATGCAATTTTTCCTTTAGGAGATTTATGTTCTACTACTATCGGAGTTGATTGTATATTTAATTTTTCGTTTTGTTTTTCTTGGCGGCGTTGTTCTCTTATAATGCGCCATTGTTGTTTAGTGTATAAAGACTTGTCTACTTTTGCCATTAAAGACCACCACTGTCAGTTGCGTTTGCGGCTAAGCCGTACATTTGACGAACAAATTCTAATTCTTTAACTTGTTCTTTTGTATGTACCTCAGCTGCTTTTCTAGCGCGGTTGATCTGACGTAGTGTTAGTCTTGTTTTTCTTGTGTCTGAACTATTAACCACAGAGTCATCGTACTGAGGATCATATGAATCATCTTCAGTTGGCTCAAGTGTTTCTTTATCGTAATAAAATAGTTCACGTAGTATCATGTTAGTATTTATACCTTAGATAGTCTGTTCGCCTGCTGGGGCCGCGGCTGCGCCGCCTATGTCTTGTGCTGTTGCTGTTTCTGGCGGCGTAGCTGCTCCGCCATCTTCAGGAGCAGGTTCTTGTGTTGCATCGATATCTTCACCTGCACCTAAATCTGCACTTATTCCTGCAGAACTAATTCCTGCAGTACGCATTTCACCTGCGCTATTAGTTTGTCCTGAACCTAGGTTTTCGTCATTTTCTTCTCTCCACATACGTTCATTTTCTGCTATTTCTTCGTCACTCATTCCTAAGAAACGTTTAAGTGCAAAACGATTTGACATATATGGGATAGCACTCATTTGTGTAAATGTAGGTACTCTTGCATTATCAAGTTCACTTTGTCTATATGCGGCAAAGTTTTGTGGTTCTTGGAACTCAAGGTCAAACATTGATGTATCAACATTTACACCTTTGTCTAACAAGTACCTCTTAAAGTCTTGATTAAAGTCTTCAATAATCAATCCTTGTAGTCGTTCGCAATAATTATTAAATCTTAACTCTTGAATGTATGCAGTTCCAACTCTTCCATCCTGGAATGAAGTTGCTCCGTCATCAGCACCCGTAGGCAAATAGCTGGAAGGAATTCGTAAGCCGCGTACGAGCTTATTAGTAAAG